TGCTCGCTGTGAAATCTGAAACAATTACAGGTTTCCCGCAGGCTTCTGCTTCGATTGTTCCTATTCCGAATCCCTCACCAAGTGATGTTCCAAGGTAAACATCAAACGCTGTGTAAATAGATGCCAAAATATCTTGACTTATACCTGAACGTAAAAGATAAGGATCAGGAAAAATAACTTTCTTCGGATCAATACCGCAAGACAAAATCAAATCATTCAAAGCAATACCACCAAGCGAACCTGAAGCCTCTGTGTGCAAATACAAAACAGCATCATCATATTTTTTAGAAAACATTGAGAACGCTAAAAGGTTTTCACCAAACGCTTTCCGAACAGGTGACACACCTTTATTCGCAGCATTCATACCAACAACAAATTTGTTATCGCTGATACCCATAAACTCTCTACCAGTCATCTCATCACCATCAATAGTTTTGAAAGTTGGTGATGGTTTGAAAACTGATTCAATTGCGTGCGGCACATACCAAGATTCGATACCAACATTTTCAAGCATTGCTTTACCGAACTTGCTCATAGCAATCGGGTAAACATAATCTTGTCTGCACCAAGCGGCAACTTCGGGTGGTGCTGGCATATGATCAACTGGTGTCCACGAAGCAACAGGAAACTCTTTCCACTTTGTGCCTTTGAAAACCCAAACATCAAACAAAGTCATTAACAAATGTTCTGCATCTTTATCTTTAGATGACCAATGGTGCATATGCGCTGGAATAACATCATTAGACCAAGTTTCATTGCCACGCGGATAAACAGGAATATCCCCATAAGGAGTGTTCCAGTTTGTTGTCGCTGCTTCTATACCATAATTGGCTGCAATAGCGATTTGATAATTATTTTTTTTAAGCCTTGTTGTAAATTGATTTGCTTGCTGTCCATAACCAGTTTGTGCCCAGGGACTATTGGATGCTAAAAGGATTCTTCTTGGATGTTGTACAACATTTTGTACAAGATTTTTATTTTGTTTTGCTAATGCTCGTCTTTGTTCACGATTCACGCAGGACTCCGTAGGTGTGCAGGTTGTCTCCCACCTTATTACAGATGGGAGACGAGTTATGTCTAGGACACGGCCTGCGCTCCGTGTCCCAGAACTTTTCTTAAATCAAAAACTCGGTTTAGGAGTTGCTTGACTTAAAGAATTTAACGTGACTGGTCTGGATTAGATCGCCATCGTATCGAGCGGTTGCACGGAATGTAATTAAATCATTTGAGAACGCGAAGTCATCTGAACGATCTAACTTAATTCCACCAACTGAACGAACATAGTAACTTGGAAGATTTCCGAAAATCACAGGTTTGACGGCTGATGCTGCTGTTGCCATTGCTGGGTTTTCGAATATTGGATAACCAAGTAGTAAGTCATTTGCATCTGCTGAAAGTGCTGGTGTGAACAAGAACTGTCCAGCATTATCTTTCAACTTACGAACGTTTGCAATTGAAGTTGCGTTCATTTGGAAACCAGTTCCAGGAAGCCTACGACCTACTGTGTCAACTGAATAAACTAAATCAATTAGGTTATCTGCTGTTGGGTTGAGGGAAGTTCCTGTTACTGCTGAACCTGCACGAGTAACAATTCCGTTTGGCTCTACAGTTCCTGTACCTGTTGTCAATGCAGTATTAACTGCAAATCCAAGGGCATTTCCTGTTTGCACAGCCAGAAAATTCAAAATGTCAACTCCGTTATCTTCAACTAATTCACGAGATACTTGTGTCAAGAATGAATATTTATATGCTGACAAAGTTCTGAATGCATTGAAAACTGGGTCTGATTCTGATATTGCTGCTGCTTCTGCTGTCAATGTTCCAACTGAATATGTGCTTAGTGATGGAATTTGTAGATTCTCACCTGAAGCAGTATTTAGAATGGTTGAAGTTTCCAGCATTGGTCCAACTGTTCTAGCAAGTAAAATTACTTGATCGAAAAATGAAGTTGGAACAGGGCTACCAGTTGAAGATTTTGTTATATCTCTTTTTTCAAAGTTAAATGAACGGATTTCACCGCGTGCTAAAGCACGGATGGCATCTGCATCATTTTTTTCTTCAACTGTTTCTGTGACTGGTCTTGCTTGGTTTTCGAAACCTTGCATTGCTGCAACAGCGCGAACTTCACGCTCTGCATCTGCTTTCAGGGTTTCAATTACTTTTGCTCGTGAATCTAGGTCAGCAGAAATTTTTTCATATTTTGCGTTTTCCTCAGCAGTTAAATCACGCTTTTCTGCCGCAGCAACATCAAGAAGTTCCTTGGCTTCGTGCCAGGCTTTTTGACGTGCCTCGTGTTGTTGTTTGATGTATTCCACGAATACTCCTTATATAATTGTTTTTGATATTGTGTATCTGCGAGGCTCACTCGACAGTAAAAATGGTGGTGGCATCCACGCAACCACTATTAGTCTAACAAAGATTTAACGTGTCTCTTTTATTTCTGTGATTCTGGTTTCTTTAACAGGTTCAAACTTTTTAGTTTCCATTGGCTTATCAATATTCATCACAGCCTCAGCGAAAGCATCAGCCATCTCAGAAATCAAACCTGATTGTGGATAACCTGCTGTTTTCAATATTGCATCTTTTATTTTATCTTTTTCCATTTTGTTATACCGCCTTAAATAGTAGGTCTAATTGTTTACGTTTTAGTTCTAATAATTCGTCAGAACTTGGTGTGTTATCTCTTAATTTGCTCACAACTTCTTGTAAAAGATCAGCATCAGAATCTGCTAACTTTTCTCCCGCTTCAAGTTTGACCATTGCATCAGCCAAGGCATCAACATCAACATTAGTTCTTGTTGCAAGAATGTCTAAACTTCTAACAGATGCGGTTGTTGCGGTGTAAGCAGGGAAACCTGTCACGATTGAAACTTCGTGTAAACGGATTTCTTTAAGTTGTCTTGTCATACCATCTTCAGAAAAATTATCTCCTTTAGGTGGCACGGAAAAACCGAAAGACATTGAATGGACATCTCCACGTTTCATAAGCACAGCCAAATCACGACCAGCGGTTGTGTCAGGCAAAGTTGCCTCAGCCAATAAACCTTTTGAATCCTCAGTCAGTTTCAAAGTTTTGGAACGTGTTGAGGCTAAAACTTCATCCATATTGTGATTCTTAAATAGTTTCACTTCATTGCGTGATTTCAAGGATCGTTTGAAAGCACCAGGTAAAATTCTTTCAATGAAAGGTAGTGGTTCTGAGTCGCTGTCAAAAACTGCTGCGTATCCTGAGAACTGCATTCCGTCTGATTCTGTGGTCAAAACTCTTAGTTGGAAATCCACATCAGTTTTGATTCTGCGTTCTATTTTATTCACTTGGGTTTCCTTTTCATTGTGATTTAAGTTTACATTAACTGAGGACCAGCGTGATTGTTTTTCTTCCATATCTAATCTTTCAACAACTCCTTGCGCGTAATCAAGAGTCCTTTGCGCTGCCCTTTTAGTTGCTCCGCTTCCCCAGAGAAAATGTGCTACAACTCCTGGAGATGGATAATTATCGGAAGTTGGTTTTGCATCAGGTGAATCTAAATCAACAAGATGACGAGCAATCCAAGGTGCAATCCTGCGCCACTTATCCTCAGACACACGACCTGCGGCCATATCTCTTGCTTCTTGTTTAGTTTTATCTGTTAGACCATCACCACCGAAACCTTGACGATTAAGTTCTAAACCTCTACGAGCAGCAGCACGCATATATGCAGGTGGTGTCAAGTTAACTTGTCTTTCTTCAATCTCAATAAATTCATCTCTTGTAGATTTAGGATGACCTTTTGGAAGAAGATCATTATCAGTTACATATTTGGGATTTGCTGGTCTGCCATTTCTCAGCAAATACAAAAAAGCGTTCACTCTTGCCATTGACCAAGCCGCTCTGGAAACACCTGGTCTGAAAGAAGTTGAGTAAGCCCCACTACCACGCCTATAAACAGATTTCAAAGTTCCTAATGTTGTTTTTGTGTAATCAGGTTTTCCTTGTTTTTCCATTTTTTCGTTATGTTCAGAAACTTTATTTTTCAAACCTGTTGTTGTGGCTTCACTAAAAACAATGTCTGAACCTGAATCTTTAGCAGAACCAGGTTCGTTTGTTTCGCTACCTTTTATTTGTTCTTTCTTAGGTGCAGGTGCTCTTTCTTCATCTTGGATTTTTTTTACTGAATCTGCTTGCCAAGCATTGCAGTAATATGCACCATTTACATAGTCATCCCATTTTTCACACCAAGCACGAAGTTCCCCATTAGCAAATTCTTTGACATCATCTTCTTTGTAAAAAATACAATTACCACAAGCGCGGCCCTCAGGCACATCTTCACTCAAAGATGGTCTGTAATTATCAGGCAACACCCGATACATTGTTTTCATCTTTTTTTTCTTTTTAATTCTTTCCCCACCTGGTTCAATATCTTCAGCAATTGAAACAGCAACCATTTGATCAATGGCTTCTTGTTTAGTTTCGTGGCAACCAATGACTTCACCATCATCTTTTATTGTTGCGAAACCATCACAACCCGCAGCATCATCAGTAATAAAATATGGCATTAATTTACCTCATAAACCGAAGTCGGATTTAGTGGGTCAAGTGTCACAACCTGTTGGAGTTGTGTTGATGGAACTCCTGTGTGACTAATCTTAGGAAGTCCAAGCGCGGAAAGGACTTGTGCTGGATCAAAACCTGTTTGTACAAGTCTTGTTGCCATTGAAACACGTTTATCTTGTTCAACAACATCTGCTTCAGATAAATTGATATTTGCAAGTGGGACTCTGTGCTGATCGCCAGAATCTACTGGTCTCAAATCTTCAAATCTTCTAACATCATTTACAGAATAAAAACCTGCTTGTAAACCGAGTGAGTATCCTTGGATTCTTGTTGTGAAATCCCCACGCAGTAAACCATCAACATTAAATTTTAAGAATGCTTCGGTTGGGAGAAGTGTTGAATAAGCGTATTCAATTTTTTCAATATATGGTCTTAGAGTGTGTGTCACAAAGTTAATACTGTTTTGTTCAACTGATGCGTAAGACATTGCACCTGGTGTTGAAACTTGAATCATATGTAAAGGAACACGGAACATTCTTGCAACTGATTCAACTTGAAATTTTTGTGAATCAAGCATTTGTGCTTCATCAGGGTTTACACCAGTTTTAGTGTATTTTGCACCACCAGATAGAACACCTGTTTTGTGGGCTTTCTTGTAACCCTTATGTGCATTGTCAAATCCTGCTTGCAAATCTTTTGCTTGCTCTCTTGTTAAGACACCTGGGAACTCAATGATTCCTTGTGAAGTTGCACCTTGACCAAAAAATCTTGCAGCAAATGATTGAAGTGCTGAAGCCAAACCAAGATTTTCTTTCAACTCAATTACACGAGAAGTGCCACGAGTTGCACCTGGTTTACGAATCTCAGTTATGTGCAACATATCTCTTGCAGGCACAACACCAGCGTTAGAGTTATCAACTACGTATTCAACTTCTCTTGTCACAGCGTTTCTTCTAACAGTCACACGCATTGGATCAAGACAAACAAGGTTTGCAACATCTCCTCGACCATCACGATAAATTCTTGTAAAAGAGTTACCATCTAAAAGAAGTGAAACTAAAACTTGTTGATAATGTTCGCTTCGCAATAAATCAACATCTGGTCTTTGTACCCATTCAGGTTTTGGTCTAAAAGGTAAACGATTACCATCTCTACGAATGAAAGCATCAATTGGAAGTGTTGAGATTGTGTCAGAGATTAAAAGAACACAAGCATAAAAAGCACCAATACTCATTGACGTTTTTTCGTCTATGTTTGAACCCGATTGAGTTTCGAAAGCAAAAGAGTCCCCTGCGCCCCAAATTGATTGGAAAGAAATCGCTCTGTTCTCTTTTGAATTGAAAAGATTATTTAACACTATTTACCTCTTTCTAAGGCAACGCCTATTAAAACAAATGAAACACCTAATGCTGTGATACCTGCTGGTACATATATGAGGCCAAGGCCTAAAGAAATTATTACTAATCCTGCTGCTTGAATGATGGATGAAATCAAAAAATCTCCTAAAAGAAAAACTCTGGCACTAGCGTTTCAGTATCGTTTCGGGAAACTGTTGCCCTATCAAAAGCAAAAACTGATGCTACTGCCGCATCAATCTTTCTAGGACTTCCTCGGTGTTCCTTTACAATCCTAGGTCCAAGTCTATCAACTTTTACAACAGCGTTGGAAATGTGTCTTGTCAATAAAGGGTTTCCGTCTTGTGTCAGTTTTTCACCAATAACAGCATCATAAAATTTTGCGCAAGCAGGAATCATTCTTGCAGCAGAGGTTGATGGCCATTCGACAATTGGTAAACCTGCATCTTGTAAAACTTGCATTGACCTTTGCCAGCGGAAAGGGTCACAAGCAATCTCTTTCACGTTGTATTTTTTACAAGCCTCAATGATTGAGTTTTCCACTTGTAAAGAATCAACCCGCCATTCATCAGAATCTTCTACTTGTTTCTCCCAAGCCTGAACAAGAAAAATGTGTGGTTTCTCCTCAACTGTGCAACCAATAATTACAGAAGCATCACCTGAGAAAGAACCATCAAAACCAAGAATTACTGGAACATCTTTATTAACTTCACGTTTAAGTTCTCTGGATTCCCAAGCACCATTTGGAAGCCACGCTGTTTGAGATGAAACCCAAGCGTTTGTTCTTTTAGTTCTGAATTCAGATTCAGGTGTTCTTTTAACAGCGGAAACAAAATCTTCTTCCGAGTTCAAATCACCGAAAGCGGGATTCGCAAGTTTCCAAGTTTCAGGGTCGCGGTGATCCGCTTCAATAGATGCTTCCCACCAAGCCATAAAAAAACTTGGGTCCTCATATTCACCACGAATAACTTTTTGACCATATTGGTACAAAGAATAAGCAATTGAATCTTGACCTGTGGAATCAGTTTTAACACCAGCAGTCGTAATTGATAAAAGCAAAGGCTCACGCCTAGCACCCATACCAAGTTGCATAACATCAAAAAGTTCACGATTAGGTAAAGCGTGCAACTCATCCATAATGACAAGTGTTGGAGACAAACCCTCTTTTGTGTAAGCCTCAGATGAAAGCACACGATAAACCGAACCAGTTGCAGGAATCTCAATCGCATCACGATACAACTTTGCTTGCGCCATCAACTCAGGTTCAGCCTCAATCATTTTTTTAGCATCACCAAAAACAATTCTTGCTTGATCTCTGTCCGCTGCACAAGAATAAACTTCTCCACCCTCTGAACCCATAAACAAACCCCAAAGTGCAATACCTGAAGAAAGAGCAGACTTACCATTTTTTCTTGGCATACCCACTAGGACTGTTCTGTGTTTGAAACGACCATCATCACGAACAGCAAAAATGTTATCTAAAAGTTTCTTTTGCCATTCGCGCAAAACAATCTGCTGACCAGAACGACCAGCAACAGTATCTTTAGTTTGAATACACATAGCGTTAATAAAATCTGCAACTTCCCAACCACGAGAAGCAGCCAACTCAGAATCATCAACAGCCGTCAGCCAACGAGGTGGCCAAGACTTAGTTTCTCTTATCGCGTCTGGCACGCAACTCCTCTAACTTAGATTTCGCTTTAACCTCAGCAACACCAAGACGAGAACGATCAGTAGGAGTAAAACCAAGCAACGATAATGAGTTAGTTATATTCTTCTCCAATTCACGTAACGCTTTACGTTCACGCCAAGCGTCTGGATTATTCCAAACAAAAGCACGAAGCCTTACTCGCTCATCCAACATTTCACAAGTCATTAACAAAAGTTCAATATCAGTCTTTGGTGAAATCCACAACTGACCCATAGACCAAGTACGATTCCACAACTCCAAACCAGCATCAAACAATTGCCTATGCGGCTCAGGAATCTCATCAATGGCAGAAATCAAAATAGTTTCATTTTCTTTAGGCAAAGCCTGTTTACCAGGATTACCAAGTTTACGTTTTAACTCAATAGGTTTCGGTGGATTGCTCATTGTCTTTATTCAAAACCTTTCGCCCACAATCATCACAATCAACCCAATTGGATTTCTTGTCTTTCATTTCCTCAGTCGGTGGCTCAAGTTTCTCAAAGCCAACATCATCCAACTCCCAACCAACAGAATCTAATTCAATCAGTTGCATAGCAAGTTTGTCGTTATCCCACTCAGCAAGTTCAGCAGTTCTATTATCAACTAAAGCATAAGCACGCGCTTTCTCAAAAGACCAATCACTTGGAACAAACGAAACACTAATCTCAGACCAACCAAGTTTTTTAGCAGCAGCCAAAGTTCCATTACCAGCAATAACAATTCCAGCCCCAGTAGCAACAACAGGTTTCCTTTGACCAAACCTTTTTAACGAATTAGCAATCGAATCAATGTTCTTATCGCTATGTTTACGCGCATTATCAGGATCAAACTGCAACGAACTAATTTGCACTTTTACAATTCGCAGATCATTCATAAAAGCATCCTACTTGATTTCTTTTACCGCTGTTTTGTTTATTTATCAAAGAGTTATTTATCTGTAGAGAGGTCACCTGTGACCTATCAGAGAGGTCACCTGTGACCTATCAGAGGAGTCATACTTGACCCTTGATTTGTTTTACAAAAACATTCCAACTTCGGGTATGCACGAAAGGT